TCCCCCTTTCATTTTTCGGGAGTTTGTTTTTCTGTTTTTTTTATTACTTTTATTTTTTTTTCTTCTGTACAATGATTTATTTCTTAGTGTTTTTTTCCGCATAATTATAATATATATGATATTATAATTATTTATGAATTAAATTAAAATTATGGTCTAATTTTGGATCAACTTTTTCAAAGGTTGATTTAGAATCCACCAGGGAATCTTACCAAGTTAGCGCCAATACCGAATCCTGCACCTGATCTGGCATTTACACCCATACTAGGAATATATGTATCAAGAATACTAAAAGTAGCTGCTGCTGTTAAAGCAATAAGTAGAATTTCTTCAATATTCAATGAACGTTTTGGGATAGCAAAAGCTGCAATTGCTACCATTAAACCTTCTACTAAATATTTGATGATTCTCTTGACTAATTCACTGACGTTTATTAAACCTCCCATTATATTAAATAAAAAGAAAAAAAATTTATATATATTGAATTATAAAAAACTTAAAGTTTGCTAAATATTATTAATTAAATGAGTAAAACTCCAAGAGGTAAAAAAAAGGCTTCTTCTGAAAATACGGAACCAAAAAATGGATTTGAGAGAAAATTTGATAATCAAAATAATCCAAATTCTAAATACGTTGATCTTTTAGAAGAGGATAAACCAATTGCTGGACAAAAATTTGCATGTATCTCATTTGTTTCACCCGAAAAAATTCTTAAACTAAAAGAGATATTTTATTTTGAAGAATTCCTAAAGAAATGGGATATCAATAAATCCATGGAAAAATTTGTTCAATTTTTGAATTTTATTTCATACAAATATCATATATCGTTTGATGATATTTCTAATGATTTTAAAGAATTTGTAAAAGAAGAAAAAGAAGAACTAGCTAAATCTTCAATGGAAGATGATTACAAAACCTTTATTGATAACAATGAAGAAGAATTGGATAAATTATTTGGTATGAATCATAATTTTCAAACCAACACGAGAGGCATCAAAATTAGAGGCGTTTACCCAACCATGGAAGAAGCTGAATTAAGATGTAAATTATTAAGAGAAGTAGATCCAAATCATGACGTATTTGTTGGACCAGTTGGGTTATGGATGCCATGGGATCCAGAAGCATATAAGACCGGACGCGTTGAATATATGGAAGAAGAATTAAATCAATTAATGCATGAAAAAGACAAAAACGAAGCAAACGCTAAACAAAATTTTGAACAGAGAGTAAAAGAGACAAAACAAAAGGCAATTGAAGAAAATATTAAAAAAGCCGAAAAGAGTGGTAATAATTTAACCCAAACAATTGATGAAAAGGGTAATTTAATTGGCATTAATAATATGAGTACGAAAGAATTGACTTTTTCACAAAATGACAAAGAAACTGAACCGATAACAACTGCTGATATTCGTGCAGAATTGTTTGAAGGAGAAAACATTGTTGTTGGAAAGAGTGATTATGGACAAAGTGAATTAATCAGCGGCCCATTTGCATTAAAAAAAGACTAATATTGTGGGAATATAAATTAATTCAATTTATTGAATATGAATATAAATATATTAAAATAAAATAATAATATATTTATAAAAATTACTGATTATGAAGATCGGTGTTGCTATTCCATCTTACGTTGGTCACATTGAACATTTGTTTAAATTACTTGATTCAATTCAAAACCAAACACATCTTCCTGATAAGGTAGTGGTTAGTTGTTCTTCAACAAAAAATACAGATTTTGATTTGTATGTTGAAAAAATAAAACAATTTACTTTTTTATTAGAAATAGTTATTATTGAAGAAAAAAAAAATGCTGCACAAAATCGCAATATAGCTGCTTCCAAATTAACAGGGGTTGATTATATAACTTTCATAGATGCGGATGATGTAATGCATCCACAAAGGATAGAAATATTACTACAAGTGTTTAAAGAAGACGATTGTGATATCATTTTACATAATTATTTTTTGAATGTAAATTTTGAAAATAACTTATTTAAAAAAATAGAATGCAATGAAATAATTTTAAGAATAAACTCTCTAAGACAACATTGGTCTGGTTGTATAGAACATATTAATTATTTTGATGAAAGTATTCATCATTCACAAGTATCTGTTAAAAAATCAATTTTTGATATAATACAATTTCCTGAAGAAACTGAATTTAATAGAAAAGAAGATTGTATTTTTTGTCATAGAGTTTTTAATTTACCTAATATTAAAAATGCTTACATTGGAAATAAACTATCATATTATGCTCCATCAAATACAGATTTTTAAATTCTAAATTGGTTTTTGATTTAACCCAATAGTAATTGGATATTTGATAAAACAATAATCGTGCCATGTAGTATGAAAATTATTATTTGTTTCACACCATTCAAACAAATATTTTCCATTAGAAGCTTTTAATGGAAATTCTTTCCATAATTTGTATTTAAAATGAAGCAATAAATTCATTATACCCATTTCATTTGTTTTGCATAAAGTATATTTATTCATAGCATCAATTAATTGTTGTTTATTACACATTTTTAATATATTTGTATCATACACCCACATACAATTTAACATATGATATGAATTAAATATTTCATTCCCAAAATCATCATGTAATAATTTTATTTTATCTTCATTATCAAAACTCAATTGATACTTGAAAATTTGATCCATATGGAACTTTGGAGATGCATCATTTTGTGCCAATATAGAATTTTCATAATCCAATTCTAACAAATATTTAACATCATCTAATACACGTAACCCTGCATCTAAAAATACTACTCTTTTCCATTGCAAAAAATAATCATCAAACACATGTAATTTTTCCCATTGATTTAACTTGTTTATTTCTCTTTTATCACTATTAGAAAATCCATTTGGTCCAATTTCATTCAAAAGATACGTTTTATCTATTAAAGGAAATTTTTTTTCAATTACATTTTGAGATAATTTATAACTATCTTCCAAATCAAAATCAATTGTAATTAACACAATACCTCCATGCCAATTTCCTATTGTTTTTAAATCATTGATCGTTACATCTGCTTTATAAAAATAAGATTTGTCTGTTACTAAAACAAAAACAGTATCATCATATTTTTCCATATTATAAATATAAATACAATTATAGGTTTTTTATATTTATATTTATATTTATAAAATTATTAAACGTTTTACCATTTTGTTTTTTTTACATTAATTTTTTGGCCATTGCCTCTTTTTTTGTTTGCATTTGGATCATATTTTTCTTCTTCTTCGTCTGAATTATAATTCTTAGATAATTCCCAAAATTCTTTTGAACCCAATCTAAAATCATTATGATTCTCTGCTTTGTACCAAAATACTTGATCTTGTAATTTATTGGATTTAACATTGTTATTTATTACTAAACATTCATAATTTTCTGTACATTGATCCATCACTTGACAAAACGATTCAAAAGTTGGAAACATACCAGCATAATTATCATAAATACGACGTCTATTTGCAATATAATTCTCTCTTAAAATAAAAACATAATCAATATTTGTACGAAGGGTTGGTGGTATACCAAGTGGGTATTGCATTGTTATTACTAACATTATTTTCCAGTGACGTCCGTTCATAAAAAGCAAACGCATCATTTTATCACGCGACCATGTATTATCATAAAGACAATCATCTAAAATAACAAATGCGCGTGGATCAATTGTTGAACGTTTATACGTTTCCATTTCTTTTTTAATCTGTTTTAATACAGTTCTTTGCCTTTTTAATATATTCTCTATAATAGCTGTATTATATTCATTATGTATAAACAATCTTGGTACCATTTTACCATAAAACCCGTTACCTTCTTCCGTACCTGATATTACAGTTCCAATAGGAATATCTTGCTGATAATATAATAAATCCCTAACTAAAAAACTTTTACCGGTATCACGTTTTCCTATTAAGACAATAACCGGTCCTTTTGATTCATTGGATTTGAAACTAATATTTTTCATATCAAATTTTTTTAATTCTAAAGACATTTCTAATTAATTTAGAAAAAGAATTTTGATCATTTATACGAATTTATATAAATTATAAATCAAATAAGTTAAAAATGCATATTATTTATATAACATTTACCTAATAATATGAGCACGATATATATGTCTAACAAAACGCAAAATTTAACAAGTGATATGAATATTAATTATGAAAAAAGGAAAAACTCTGAGCTTTTTAAATATTTAGAAAAACCTGATTGTTTTTCTCTCTCAAATACACAAAATTATATACCAATCTATAATAGGTTCTTTTCACTTAATAACACAAATTTTAATTCTATTAACCTAAATCATAAGTGGTATTTATACAGTATTAAAAATAAGCTTGACACAGAAGCTTCATGTAAAAATTTATTTCAATCTCGTGTAAAAAATATTGAAGACGATGAAGTAAAAAATAAGATTGTATTTATAAAACTGGCACCTTTATTAGATCCTTTTAAATATTTAGTTGGTAAATATAACAACGTTAGTGACAATCTATTATGTAATTTACCTAGTTTGAATAATAATAACCAATGTCATGACAAATTACTAGATACAAATAACTCTGCGTATATAGATGGTTTTTTCGTTTATTTAACATCAGTTCTTAAAAATAAATACAGCTTTGGGCATGGACTAGAATATTATGGCTCGTTTTTGTCTGTTAAAAATAATTTTGTGATTAATGTTTTTGATGATCTAGATTATTTAACTAATTCTGAATTTTTTAATAAAAATAAAAATATATTATTTAAAATTGATACCTATGAACATTTAATTAAAAATGAAAATCACAAATTAAAAACATTAAAAATAGATTATAATTCATCTGCAAAATCAACGTTATCGTTAAATTCAATTAATAATGAACTTTTTGAAAATTTATTCAATGATACACGC